ATTTGACGTTCTGCCGTCGTATCCCGGTTGAACACTTAACGGGGTATCATCTTGTCTGCGTGGTCTATAATCTAGACAATTTCTTAAATTAAATTCTTCAGCATCTATTACAGATCTATAAGTAGGGATTCTGGTGTATAGATTTGCAGGATATGATCCGGCATCTAATGCACCGGTGCCAGAATGCGTGAAATAATCAAAAGTAATTAGTACGTTACCTGGCGCAGTATTTTGTGCTCCCAAGAATCTAACGGATCCGTGATCGTACCAATTATCACTTTGCCCGGTATTTAAACTATAAGACAATAGCGATTCTTTCTTGACCTTTTCCCAATATGCGATATTTGTTAAAGATTCTCCGGTACTTGCGGTGTTCGCTCTAAAAATTAATCCATTGGACTGAACTAAATTGTTTGTAGAATAAGTGGTAGCTGAATTATAATTTCCTACGTAGGAATTGCTTCCTATTTTATAGATTCCTTTGTACGCATAAACATCGGATTTTAATACTGAATAATCTACTTGAGAAACTTGTATATTAGCATTGAATGTTTGATTTTCAACTAATGTTTTTGTTCTTCTTTGTAAAGTATCGTTTTCTAAAGTTGCAATAATATCAACGGTGCCAGATAACACTACACTATTAAAATTTATAGTTAATTGTGTGCCTGTGCCATCTAAAGTTGCTGAAATGTTTTCCATAGGAACAAACACGTTGCCAGGATATCCCGCAGAATATGAATCCCGCACTACCATGGTATAATATTCTCTTTTTATTGAGTCGGTCAAAGACGATCCCAATGGACCAACAAATTTATTAGGCGAACCGGTACTTAAAGTTACAATTCCTCCGGTACCTAAAGTATTAGGATATAATTGAGAATAAACAACTTTATTCTTTAATACTTCCTTAACATTATTTTTTGGTATTTTAAAAATATTTCTATTTTGGCCCACATCATAGTATCTTAGTTTATTATCAACTAATCCATATACTGGGTGTATATTCGCAAAGAATGTTGGTTTAGCATATGTGCCATTATTACCATAATTTATTGTAAATGGATTTTGTACACCAATAACAGATCTAATACTATCGGGAGTTAATGTTGTAGATGCTTGCTCATAATAGTACCAATAGAATCTAAAAGATGAATTTGACCCATATCCAGTTTCATACTGTATATGTTTAGGTACCACATATCCCACAAGTGTGGAATTATTCATTGCAGTTCTATTAGTTGTAGAATGACACTCGTAGAAATCTTTGCCATCTAAATCTGCTAATTGTGGCAATCCAAAAGTAGGTGCTTCAATTACAACATAAGTTCCAAAAAATGTATCTATATTCAGTGCTTCTACAGTATCGGTTGTTGTTGCTTTAGGTATTGAAATTTCAGTTTTTCCAGAAGTTGCAATATCATATCCACCAACAAATGCTCTTCCAGGGGTAACATAAAATTTTTCATCCTGTCCGTCAGGTGATGGGCCCGCTGTCTGTAATTTAAACGGTGAAACTATGTAATTTCCAGATTCTGCATATGTTCTTGATGCTAGAGTTTTTGCAAGTTCTGCATATTTAGAATCACCGGTGGACTCAACTAAATCCAAATTACCATTTTTATATCGGCCTATTTCTAAAAATGTTCCAGTTATATCTGGCTTATTGTCGGCTGTTAAATCTACACTGTCTAAAATTAATTCCATTTTTAATCTATCAGCGCCGGGAGCTAAATAATTTGAGCTACCAAATGCTGGATCAAGCAAGCTGATATCATCATTGTAATCAACTATATATTCTTGATATCTTAAAACAATAGATTTAGTAGGATATGCTGTATATTTCTGAGGTACAATTTTTTGTTTCGCAGTTTGTATAAAGAATCCATTTTTATAATAGGTGCCGGCACTAGTTCCAAATATCAATGTTGGGCTAGTATTTCTTGTTTTAAACTGTATACTAACGTTATTATCAGTAATTCCTACATTTCTATTAACTCGTATACTAGTGCTTGTAATAACTTCAACCACAAATAAATCAGATCCCAAACTTGATGAAATAATTTGATCACCTACTTTAATCGTTCCGGCAGATGCAGATAGAGTAATTATATCAGAGTATTCGTTTATACTTGCAGTGCCTACAATGTAGGAATCTGAAACAGCAGATACCGTCAATGCTGACGTGTTTTTCGCGTTTGCTTCAGCTATTGTGTTATAAAAATATAAAGTTTCGCCTGAATTAAATTCACTTGTTCCTTCTGATTTAATTAAAGACATCACAAAAGTTGGAGGATCTCCTACATCAGGATTATCCGCATCAAATACAAAATCTACTCTACCAATAATATTAGAAGTAGTTCCTGAAACATATTTGTTTAGATATACTTCTAAATTAGCAGTATTTGTGTTTGTTTGTAATTTAACTGCTCTGCCGGCATCATTAATAGTAACCGCTACAGGATCATCACTTAATATTCTGCTTCCATCTACAAAAATATGATTTGCAAATTTCTTTATTTGATCCTGCAAAATACTTTGAATTTGCGTAAGTTCTCTTGCCTGTACAGGGGTACCTGGCTTAAAAAGAATTCTATAAAAATTCTTAGTGCTATCAAAATCGTCATAATACGGATTTGTTGTTAAATTTACGGCCATTTTTATTTTACCTTAGAATTCTATAACTATATGAATATTTTCTGCTTGGTCTGAAGCTCTTGTAATTTTAGCGCGGTTTTCCACATATAAAATTTGACCAGTATTTTTCTTTACTTCGGCGGGTGTTATTTTACTAATAGTTCCCACTGCCAATGAATTCGCTCCGCGAATTTTTTCCCCTGCTGAAAATATAATATTCCCTGAAAATAATTCAATGGGAGTAATATATCTAATAGTAACATTACCAGATGTTACATTAGCATTTGCACTTACTATAAATGCGTTTGAATTTGTATTATCTCCCCTAATATATTCATCTAATGAGAATGTACCGGTAACATTTGAAACATTTAACGTAATAGTCGCATCAAGTGTTGTTTCTGTTGCTATTCTAGATGTAGCGTTTGAGACTGGATTTTTTACTATGCCAATTCTTCTATAATCATTTACTACAGGAAAATCTCCGCCACCTTCAGCATAATTAAGTCTAGTATTAATCATTACATATCTAGCACCTAACTCAGTTAACACATCTGAGCCATGCCCATTTATGGGAGAAACAATAGCTCTTGCAATTGCATTAGACCCACCTCCCAAATCTAATATTGATAAATTTGCAAATGTATAACCTGATCCGGACGTATTAAGTGTTATGCGATCTATTGTATTTGCTCCGGATAAAACTACATTGCCTATTCTTGCATTTATTCCGTCTCCCAAAATATTAACAGAAATATTAGAAGCAACACTATAATTGCTACCTATATTTGTTACCACAATGTTATCAATTGTTCCTTTAATTGCAGTATTTAATACATCATAGTTTAAATTAACTGGCATAAAATCGCCTGTTAAAAATTTTAATAAATCTGTATCAGATAATGAATACAAATATTTCCATTGATATCCGTCAGACGTTGTTATAACATTTGTCGATGTTCCGGTTGGTTTAATAGATGAAGCTGCCCCAAAATTATTAGATATACATTTGTAAACATTGTTATCTTGTGTTAGTACATAAAAATTAGATCCGTATAGAGTTGAGCTTGCATTGTCATATTGTGAATACACTATGCCCGCAGACCAATTCTTACGTTGTACAACTTGTTTAAAATCATTAGGAACAATTCTTTTTAGTGCAACTGTATCTGCCCAATAAACTGTATCTTGATATGGAACATTTACTGGGGTGGGTGCCGTTGGTTCGTTATCCCAACTTTGCGGTCTACCTATAAAAAGATACAGGTTATTAGTATCAGCAACATACTCTACAAACTGAGTTGCGTTAAATACTCTAAAATTTTCTGTAATGATTTGCGCCATTATAATTCCATTAATTTTTTAATTATTTATTACAGTATATTGAATATGTAATACACATGATCTGTAGATATAGGTAAATTTTGCACTCTACTATTTGAATAAGATGTCATACTTGAATCAAAAGGCGGAATGCTCATGTCACAAGTTATGCCTAAATAGTCCCAAATTTCGTTATCTATAGTAGGTTCAACATTTGCTGAAATTTGATTATTAATATAAATTTCACCGAACACCTCCATTCCTGCAGGATGCACCGTGGCTTTAGCAATGTCTTTCCAGCTATCAATAGATTCCCCACTTCTTACAACATATGAATATGGTTGATAGAATATTTTAGATTTATTTGTGGAATCTACTGCAGGCCCTTGGACGTATATTAATTCAGAGAGTTTTCCTCTATTATTTAACCAATACCCATCACTTTCTAAAACCGCACCAACATTACTATATAGATTTGCCGCTCGGGTGTATTTTAAATTTGCAGAAAGCGAGGTAGGTGACAACCCAACCATGTTAAATCTAAATCGTGTGGAGTCTAAAACTGTGGTAACGGTTATCACATTCTCAGCACCATTTATATAGCTACTAGAATTGCCATAAAAAATTAAGTTTGCCGTTTTGCCTCTAGATAATCCATGAGGAACATCTGAAGTAAAAGTACCAATAGTATTATTAAGTGTAATATTTCCCGATACTATATTTAAAGGATCACTTAAAGATACATTAATATTTAATCCGGATAAAATAACTCCGTTATTTATTACAGGTTTTAAATTAAGATATGCCGCAGAATTTACAATACTTATTTTTCGAATTCCGCCTGTTTTCGTAAACCCGCTTATTTTAACATTAGCATCAAGTACACTAATTTTAGTGTTTGCATTATATCCGTTTTCACCATCAATTATATCGACCTTAATTAATTGCGGTATAATTTCTGCGTTTATAATTTCTTTTGTATTTGTTGCAACATCTATTAGTTTAGTTGCGGTAATATTTTCTATTAAAAAATTACCTTTAATATTTTCTAATGATAATTCATATACGTCAGTTATAAATCCATCTGCAGGTTTAAATTTTACTACATTGTTTACAACTGCACTTGCTTTTGATATATCCCCTATAATTTTAGTATTAACAAAGTCAAATATATTAGAGTTATCTATAGATACAACTCTTAAAGTATAATCTTTTTTCCATACGCCATCTGACGCTTTTAAAATTACCGTATCTGGATAAAAGAAACTAGCTTCGTCATTGAATATAATTCTAAATAATAATTTGTATGCTTCTTCAGTTCCCTTTGTCTTGTGAATATCTTTAAAGTGTTTTATAAACGCGCGTTTGTCTGTAATGATGTTACGAGGAATATCATTACCATAATTTTTAAAGAAGTTCTCAATTAAAGAATCAATTGTTTTTTCACTATCTGCATATTGCCTTGCATTTTGTAATAGCTCTTGCGGGTGTTGATCTTGTTCTAAAAATTTATAATATGCTTCTAAAAATTTTATAAAATTTGAATTGGTATTTGTTTTTACAAAATTTAATTTTACAGACGTTAATGTTACTGGCGCAACTGTACTAATTTGAATTTTAGTACTTGATAAAATACCTATAACAAAAATTGAACCTGAAATTTGCGAATGAGATAATTTATCGCCTGCCGCAATATCAATACTATTATTTACAGTTACAATATCAGATCCAGCAACAGTAGAACCAATTGCAAAACTCGCGGCCTCAGCTTCGCTAACACGCAGAAATTCAGGTATCTGCTGTGAAAATATTCTTGATAATTTTTCTGTTATTCGGCTCATTCAGTTACAACTGCAATTGTGTTAACAGTTAATCCTTGTAATCTATTAGCAGCTCCATTAAACGTACTATCATCTAATAGTAAAATTTCATTTTTACTGACCATAACATCCAAATATGAATCCTGCACTGTTACTGATAATCTAATATCTGTACTATCTTCGGTATAACCCGTAGGATATAATGAGTCTATTGAAATTATACCAGAATTATAATCAATCGTTCCGTAATTTGCTATAATAGTTTTATCGGTATCTGCGTTTACTAATTTAAGTATACCTGACCCCAATCTGTTAGGGACAATATCATTAGGCACATCTTTAATTCGGGCTTCAACTGAATTGCCGTTTTGCGAAACCACAAACCTAGTAGTCTCTAAACTACCGGGTTCAATCCCGTTTTTAAATTTAATTGTATCTCCAACAACATAATGATTGTCATAATTCAATACAGGTGTTATTCTTTTCTGCAATTTAACAGTCATCAAATTGCCTACAATTGAATTATCCGCCGCATCAATTGTTCGCGATAATTTAGAATAAACAAAATCTTTATCAAATCTTTGCAAGTCATTGCTGAAATACGTTTGTATTGTAGATACAACTAAATTTTTAATTTGTGTTGCTGACAATGTGGCAGTTTTAGTGTTGTATTTAACATTTACGGATAAATTAATATAAAAATAATCTGGCTCAATAAACTCAGGAACAATTGATAATACTTGTTTACTTTGTAAAACTAAATTTGAAATGTCGTCTTTAGTTTGTTGTGTTACTTCATATCCGTCATACGGTTTTAATGAAATAATAACTTTGCCATATTTTGGTGGATCATTATCATCTCCGCCCCACACTGATATAGATTCAACTAGAGGATAATTTTTAGATATTAGAACTTTATAATCTTCTGCAGTAACTGCTCTATTTTGTGAAGATCCAAATTTTGGAGCATTGAATCTAATACTTTCAATTGTTTCTCTAGAAGTTCCGCCTCTTGAATTTGAAGTAGGCGTAATTATACCTGTAACTGATCCTCCGCCTATTTGTGCGCCGCAATAAAATTCTTGAGAAATATTACCGGAAACATTACCAAGAGTACCATTACTAATCAAATAGGTAACTTTGACAAGATTTCCCCTATTTAATTTTTTACCTAAAACGCCATCCCCAAAATGTATTTGATACCTATCAGATGTATTTTCTTCTAAGAAATAAACATTAGACGTACCATCAATGTTTAAAGTATCTTCTGCTAATGAATATACAGTAGTTGTTGTATCTGATAATGAATTCTGTATAATAACTTGAATAGATGAAATGTCACAATTTTCATTAGGTAACACATATTTTTCTGCGGTACCAGGAACATCTACTGTAAATACATATTCTAAGGGAATTCCCTCTACAACTTCTACATCAGTAAATGTATATGTCCCAACATTTGGTTGAATTGTTACAGAATTTAAATTGACGAATGTTAAAGTATTCTCATTTATAGTAGTCGTAAAAGGAGTAAATCTTTCAAGTGTTAGAAAGTTTGGATTATTTGTTGGAGCGGCAACATCAAATGTTAACAGTGCTCTTGCGCCTTGTGTGGAAATTGGAGTATATCCCAAATGCTTTGCAATAGAAACTGCCGATGCTCGTTTAACTGCCGAGTCTAAAAACATCTCATTAACTACCATGTTTGCTAAGTAAGCATTGTAGTGTGTATTATAAGATAGTACATCTAACAGAATAGATAACCCCGATCCTTCATAGTCAAAGTCTGTGAAGTATGGCGCGCCATCTTCATCTACGTAATTTTTTAAAAAGTCTTTTAGATTTGATTTTATTGTATCAAAATCTAATTCCGCTATTCTTAGATTGGACATTATCTTGCTCTGCTAATAGTTGTTGCTACGGTTATAGGTTCTTCGGTATTACTAAGTGCAAATGTCACTTCTATATCAATTGAATTTTTATCAGAATTATCAATAATTTGAATATCTAAAATTCTTGCCCTTGGTTCAAATTTTCGTATAGTAGTTTCAATTGATTTTTCTAATGCGGTAATTGTGGATGGTATAAAATTCTCAAAAATCAACGCACTAACTTGACTACCTATTTCCGGGTGAAAAGGTCTCTCATAATTTTTTGTCAGAATTAAATTCTGAATAGCAGTTTTTACTGCGTCAGCATTTGTTCTAGTTAAAACATCTTTTGAATAAGGATGCGGCTTAAACAACAGATTTAAATCTGTATATCTTCGTACAATTCGATTTACGGTTGCCATTTTTATATTTATTGTTTTTGGTAAGGGACTAGAACATTATTATTTATGTAGTAATTTTATCCATAATTTACAAACGAATTTCGTGCCCCGGGAGCGTTAGCGCTATGATTTACTAACGTACCTATA